TTTGACAAGGTAGTAGATCATGTTACCGAACCATCAGTGCTTTCTTCTTCAGATCCTCGGCTAGAAAGTGAATACTCACCACTCGAAAAAGGTTTCAATAAATACGCAATCCCTTGCGCAGATATACCTCCAAGAATCCGTGATCTTATTCACTCTTATGACGAATACTATGATATTAAGAACATGCCTCCCGCTTCAAGTGATGTATCTATGACATCATGGGATCTTGTTTTACAAGGCCGCCCCACTGCTGACACTAATAATGTTTTGTATGGATCCATGAATTTGTCTTCTTCGCCCGGATATCCCTGGACACAATACCAACAGGGAAAACCTGGCAAGTTGGCTTTCATCGACAACTCTACAGACACCTGGTTCATTTGCAATGATCTCCTTAAAAAAGACATTAGAGCACGAATCAGTCATTGGCAACGCGGCCTATCCTACCCCTCACCCTGGACTGGACAACTCAAAGATGAGAAACGAAAAATCCAAAAGGTAAAGGATGGAGAAACACGATTATTCACCTCTGGAACAATTAGCTATCAGATTGTTGCGCGGGCACTAACCATTCATTGGGTAGCGGCCGTGCATCAAGCGAAATTGGCTAAAAATTCATATAGTAGGGTTGGAGTGGATCTCTTTTCTTATGACGCAACCGATCTTATCAATAAGCATTTGGAGGTTGGAGACCAGGTAATTGCTGGTGATCACTCTGACTTTGACGGAATGCTTTCTACTGCTTTTACCGTGGATACCTACAGAGAAATTGCTGCTTGGTATTCCTTCTATTCTCGCTCTTCTTATATTTATATTCCTACTTTTGACGATAACCTTCAGCCTACAACCATTGCCGTGACGCATCAGAACTTTGCAAATATGCTATATTTATGCGGTTCTGAGACGTGGTCCACAACACTCCTACTTGGAAAGAACTTATTCTTGAAAATGGGAGGTAATACTTCGGGGAACAACCTTACCGTTTATTTAAATAATAAGGTGAACCGGAAGTATATGCAGTTGTGTTGGCATCATTTTTGTCAGGAAAGTGGTAAATACGAATGGATTACCTACTTCGACGAAATGACCCGGCTCTCAGTCTATGGAGATGACTTGCTTATATCAGTCAGCCCAGAAGCTTTGGCTCTTGGTTTTAATTTTCAATATATACAATCAACCCTTGCTCGTTATCGGCTTAAATTTACTGCTGCTGATAAAAGCGAAAACCCCCCCCCCTACGAACCCCTACTACATTCATCCTTTCTGAAATGTAACTTTAAACGCGACGACGTGTACCCTGAACTCATCAGACCTCTCATTGCGAAAGACACAATTAATGAACTCATTAATTGGGTACTTCGCTCTAAATGGACAACACCTGAACAGGCTATGATGGAGAATCTCGATACTGCTCTTCGCTACATCACATATTACGGAAAGGAGGAATTTAATAATTATTACACAGCTATCAACTCTTCCCTTAAAGAGCTAAACATTCCCCCTATGCATAACATTTATCATCATGAACTTTATAGATTCTATCATAAGTGCGGCAAGTCAATGACAGCAATGCCAACTGCCGACATAGTCAAAATTCTTTAGTAATAAGAGGCTCAGCGGAACGTATAAAAACAACTGTACAACGGTGCAACTGGTGCGAAGCCTAGCTTTAACGCCTAACCAGCCTATCCAAGTTGAGAATAAATACCGACCAGCCCTATCTTTTTCTTTAAGATGAGCCAGTTCCCTGTAATTATGTTTTTCTAAATTCAAAATTCCTAAATTCTTCCTT